CTTTGCCCATCATAGCAAACGCACCAACATCAGCATTTGTTATATTAGGTCCTTTACCACTCATTGCGCTGTTTAATAAATTTAAACCGCCTTTTATACTACCAACATCAAAATTAGCATAATTAGCGCCATCAGACACTGAAAATCCAGGAGGCTGATATAAAAATATTGCTACTCTTTCAGTGGCTGTAGCAGGTTTAATACCAAATCGTATAAATGGTAATCCTGAATCTACTCCTTCGTTTATATCAAGTGGATAAGAATAATGATGAAGTTTACTTATGTCAACTCTTTCTTGAGTATACTTTTCTAATTCTTGCGAAACTCTACTTTTAAACTTTTTTGTATATCTATCAAAGTAAGAAGCTTCTTCATCAGTGGCTGTTTCTATTGTTTTGTTTTGGTCTTTACCGCCTGGTCTTCCAGGTCCAACAAAACCTAATCCACCGGATTGACCGAAATTGTTTGTAGGCATATCTTTTTCCTATATAAATACTTGTATATTAATTATACTATAGAGTTATTTATATGAGTTATAGAGGCAGATACACAATAAAACGTCCAGAAAAATATGCGGGAGATGCAAATAAAGTTGTATACCGTTCTTTGTGGGAAAGACAAGCATTTAAATGGTGTGAAAACAATCCAAAAGTAAAGATGTGGAATTCAGAAGAGGTAGTTGTACCTTATAAATGTACAGTAGATAAAAAATTACATCGTTATTTTGTTGACCTTTTAATACAAATGGAAGATAAAAAAACTTATTTAATAGAAATTAAACCAAAGAATCAAACAACTCCACCTAAAAAACGTAGTCGTAAGACTAAAAAATATATTAATGAGATGATTACATATAGTAAGAATCAAGATAAATGGGAAGCAGCTACTCAGTTTGCTGAATATAAGGGTTGGAAGTTTCAAGTATGGACAGAAGAAACTTTAAAAAATCTAGGCATAAAGATACTATAAATCTGTATAAATAGATATATGGCAAGTTTATTTGACACCTTACAAGCAAATGCATTCAGAGCTGGAGTACAAGCTCGTACTAAACAATCACGTGATTGGTTTAAAAAAGAAGTGCAAGGGTTATCTGTATCAAGACAAAAAGTTTTAGGAGATTCAGCTTTAGATAGAACAACTACTAATCTTCGTGGAAGTATGTATATGTATTTTTATGACCCTAAGCATAAAGAAACATTACCATACTATGATAGGTTTCCATTGACAATAATGGTAGATGCAGCACCTGGTGGATTCTATGGATTGAATCTGCATTATTTAAACTATAATACTCGGGCTAGGTTTTTAGATGAGTTAATGGCGTTAGGACCAGAAAAATCAACTGAAAGTTCGCGTCTTACAAAGATAAGATACAATTTATTATCAGGTGTACAAAAATTTAAAGAATTTAAGCCGTGCTTTAAACATTATTTAGGAGCACATGTTAAATCACAGTTTGCAAGAGTCCCAATGACTGATTGGGAAATTGCTATATTCTTACCAGTAGAACAATTTAAGAAGAAGAGTAAAGGAAGTGTTTGGAATGAGAGCCTTAAAATAGCGAGACAACCATGAGCATAGACAGATTAAAATCAACAATAGGTAAAAAAGGTGGATTAGCAAAGGCTAATAGATTCAATGTAATGTTTACACCACCAAACGGTTCATTATTTAATTTCGATTTGCAAGGAGCTATTTCATCAGCTATTGCAGGTAATTTTAACGCAAAGAATTTAATTAATGACCCAAGAGATATATCACTGCTTTGTGATTCGGTAGTATTACCTGGAAAACAAATAAGTACTTTTGACCATCAAACTGTAAGACAGTCTAAAAAAATACCTTATGGTACAATACATGATGATGTTGCACTAAGTTTTTTACTTACAAATGATTATTATATGAAAACTATCTTTGATAAGTGGATAAATAGTATAGTAGATACAGATAAATATTGTATCGCATATAAAGAAGATATAGTTACTGATGTAATAATACAACAATTAGATGAACAAGACGTGCCAATATATGGCGTGAAATTGGAGGGAGCATTCCCTGTAACGATGAGTGAAGTAGCGCTTTCTAACGAAAGTACTAGCCAGATTCAAAAATTGAATGTGAGTTTTGCTTATGATAAATACGTACCACAAGGTGCGTTAAGTAGTACAGGTAGCGCAATAAGAAGTGCGTTATCTATATTTGGATAATATAATAGGAGAAATATTATGGCTTTACCAGAGCTAAATACAGCTAGGTATAGTATTGAAATACCGTCAACTGGTCAAACAGTGACGTATAGACCATACCTAGTGAAGGAAGAAAAGATATTAATGATGGCTATGGAGACTAATGACCAAAAGGTTATTATGCAAGCAACCATAGATGTTATTAAATCTTGCGTAGATGATATCGATGATGTTGAAGGTTTAGCAATGTTTGACATTGAAACTTTATTTTTAGCATTACGAGCTAAATCAGTTGGTGAAAAGATTGATTTAAAAATGAAATGTAATGATGAAACATGCGACATACGTAATGATGTAGTCGTAGATTTTGAAGAAATTCAGAATCCAGTAGTTAATAATGATGAAACTAAAATAATGCTAACAGATGATGTTGGTGTTATAATGAGATATCCATCTGTAAGACATGTAAATAGTTTTACTGATGTTGGAGATGAAGGAGTTGAATCAGCAATGAGTATGATTATTGCTTGTATTGACTCTATATTTGATGCTGATGATGTATACGATTCAGATAATGAATCTAAACAATCATTAACAAAGTTTATTGAATCATTAAGTTCTGTACAATTTATGAAATTAACAGACTTTTTTAATTCAATGCCATCAGTATCATGTACAATTGATTATAAGTGTGCTTGTGGAAAAGATAATACACAAGAGTTAAAGGGTTTACAAAGTTTTTTTACGTAGGCCTTTCGCACGATAGTCTTGTTAACCATTATAAGACTAACTTTGCAATGATGCAACATCATGGATATAGTTTAACAGAACTAAATGATATGGTACCGTGGGAAAGGGAGATATACATAGCTCTTCTACAGGAACATATAACAGAAGAAAATGAACGCATAAAAGCGGAAAATAGGAGAATGGGATAATGGCTGAGAACCAAGATAACAGCAGAAATGAAGTAGAAATAGACTTAGATAAGTATATGGCTATGATTGATAAGCTTGACGAACAAGAAGACCAAATTAAGGAAATGAAAGAGGAGGCTAGACAAGCCGCAGAAAGATTAGGACCTCGTAAAAGAAAATTCATTGATTTGTTCTTAGACGACAATGACTTAAATGAAAAAGCAATCATAGGATTTATATCATTCTTTTTAATGATGTGTTTCGGTATTACCGATTTAGTCACAGCATTAGTATGGGATTTAGACTTAAAAGTTTCTGAAACAATTTACACTTCCTTTGTGGTAGTAACACTAGGGTCGTTTGGTATATCTGAAGCTGGTAAAGCTTTCGGTAAATAAGGAATAAAATATGGCATCATTAGAATCACAAGGTACAAATAATCCGTTTGATGAGTTAGTTGTAAAATTAACTGATTTAAATAGTGACCAAAATGAAATGGCTAAAGAAGCTGCAGTATATTCAAAAGAACTGCAAGACCATTTAGAAAATGATGCTATGAATATGAGTCAATCACAGATTGACGCTATGCAAGACTTAATATTGACTTTAAAAGAAGGTCGACTAGATGATTTAGAAAACGATAAAGAACAACTTTTACGTGACCGTATGGAAGCAAAAAGAGACGGTGAAAGAAACGATAGTTTATTAGATATTTTTGAACAATTAAAAATGCAGTTTAGACTATTACAATTTCAGTTTAAAGATAAAAAAGGTTTTTCTATTATGGGATTACTCTTTAGAACTGCTTTACTAAGTTTCTTTATTGGAGTCTTTAAAGGATTCTTCGCACCTTATGTTAATATAGGTAAAGCTATTATTAAAGGTGCTGGAAAGATGGCTGAGAGGCTTGGATTACCTGTATTATTTGATAAGATAAAAAACGTATTTAAACTTTTTGGAGAAAGAGTAGCAAAAATATTTAAGTTTTCACCTAAAACCGGAGGCGGTGGTTTATTCTCAAAAGCAGCAACGGGCGTTTTAAATTTTATAAAAGACGCTGGTAAAATAG